CTAAACGATGAAGCAGAAGCAAATCGTAAAGCAATGAATAAAGCTAAAAGAAGGTAAAGCAGTTGGAAACAACTGCTTTCTTTCTATTTACACTAATTATATTTGTATTCTGGTGACTTTAAATGAAAACAATTGAAATTGACTTCTCTAAGCTAAGGGCTTTGGACGAGAACATACGAAAAGGCTTCATAGGCACTTTCGGTATTACGCTGAAAGATCTTCTGCAAAAGATGTTTGGTGGGCAAAAAATACCTCTTATTGTGAAAGGCACTCCCAAAGAAGTGCGCGCATTCGCCAAAGCACTAGTTAAAGAGAAGGATTACTACAGGTTTTATAAGCAATATGGCTTGAATGATCCTAGAACATATAGATCAAAGTTTGCACTGAAGGCTGCAATTAGAGAGTTTGAGAGAAAAACTGGAGTCAAGTGGCCGTTACAGTTTCGTAGGTAAATAATTTATGGCAAAGTCGTTTAAAGAACTATTAATAGAATTTAGAAAAAACGCTGCGTTGAGCCCAGATGATGCAACGTCATTAGATAATATTATCAAAGAAGTTGGCGATAAGTCAATGGCTGGCGCAGCCAAGGTACGAACTGCCTCGCAAGAACTGACAGCAATGTTGGGCGATGTAGCTAAAACGACTGAAGAGCATGCAGCCACCTATCTGAGTAGTACTGATGAGATGATCTTGAAAGCCATCGAGATGGCTGAAGCTACTCTTGCCAACAAAGATGCAACTGAAAGTCAAATAACCTCTGCACAAGCAGTGGTTAGCATGTATAAAGAACAGGCTAATGCAATCAACATTGCAACCAAATCAGCCTCCAAGATGACTACTGAGATTGATAGGTTCGCCCGGGCAAAAGGGCTTGCAAAATCAGCTTCAGATTCATTCTTTGGAAACTTAATGAACTCCGGCCCACTGGGCTTTGCAATGCTGAAAGATCAAATGAAGCAATACGCTTCAATACAGAATATTGCGAATGTTTCAATGTTCCAGTTTCAGAAACAGACACTTGAGTTAGCACAAGCATTTGACGGCTCACAGGCTGAATTGTCAAAGGCTACGGGTACCACGGGCGAATATAA